CACGGCCACGGTCACATCGAACCCGACCCGGTATTCGCCATACGCTTCACCGGATGCAATCCACGAAGCCCCAGAGGGCTCAAGGATGGCACACGGCAACGCAGCGCGTTCCGGCACATTATCGTAAACATGAAGCCCGGTATCGGACAGCAACGACTCAAGAGCCGAACGAGTTTCCGCAATCATGCGATGCCCAACCCAACATAGGGGCGCAGAATCGGGTACACGCCCACCATCGGGTCACGAGCGACCCGGATGGCTTGGCCGCCGTCCATGCTCGCAAACTGGCTCACACCATTCGGTGCACTGCGACGGTGATACAGTTCCGACCCACATTCGAGGTGGGCACGGTTCAGCACCTCAGTGGGGATGGTGGCACTGCCCGCATATGTTGCGACCAATGCCACCGCCTCATGATAACAGTCGTCGATGAAGTCATCGTCAGCAGTTCCATGCGCACCGACATACGCCTTCAAAGCGGCGAAGTCGTCAGTCACATGAGCCATGAGGTTCCCTTACTGTGGTGGTGATTAGGCGCGAACGATGGGGACGATAGCCTTGGGCAGTTCGTCCGCAACAGCGGTGTAGGTCGAGATGCTGTAAGCGTTCGTCAGGTTGATTTCGTTCGAACCCGACAGGCGCAGAGCAGCCGACTGGTACTGACGGAGAGCAGCACCGTTCACGAAAGCACATTCGTCCTTGTTGACTGCATCCAGCGACGAGTCAGCGATGACGGTGATGCCAGCAATCTGACCACGCAGACCAGCAACATTAACAGCACCAATGTTGTTCACACCAGCACCGTCAACGAGCAGAACGGGGCGACCGTCCGAACCCTGCAACGCAGCGATTTCCTTGAAAGTTGCAGTGTCAACAATCATGGCCTCGAGGGGGAGACCGATGAGGTCGAACTTGCCAGCAGCATCAACGATGCCACCGAGGAAGTCGTTGTAAGTTGCCGAAGTGGCTTCAATCGAAACAGTGTTCGATGCAGTCACCTGAGCAGCGTGAACGGTCTTGTAAGCAGCAACGAGTTCAGCGTGCAACTTGTTACCGAGGCCAATAGCCTGACCGCGCAGCATGGTGTCGAGGTAGTTGACAGTGCTACGGTCAATGACCTGACGGCTAATCTGTGCGTAGTTTCCGACGGTCTTGATAGCAACATTGTCGGTCTCGATGTCAATCTCGTAGTAACCGAGGTCGTCACCTTCAGCAGCCTGAACAGCAGTGCCGTCAGTAACCGAAGCGAGGCGAGCAAAGTCAATGGTCAGACCATCAACAGGGGTAACACCGGAAGCGAACACCGACGACAGGGGGTTAGCAGCCTGAACGAGCGCAACCAAGTCGCGGTCAATCGGGGTCGTAACCGATTCAGCAGTAGTCGCACCAGTGTAAGCACGAACAGCAGCCTCGTCACCCTTAGCGATAGCCTTCAGGAACTGGCCAGCCGAACGAGTGTCGACAGCGGGAACGGCTTCACGCTTCAGTTCAGCCATTTCGCGCTCAACGAGCGCAACACTTTCACGAACCTCGGCGAGGTCGGAAAGTACGGGAGTGATGTCCTCCATTTTTTCCTCCATTAGAGTAGCCGAGTCGGGACTCTCCCGGTCGGAATCTTCTTCGCGCACTTCAGCGATTACAGCGCCGCTGTACCATGGGAACGCGACAATACTGACCTCACGGCAGAACGCATCGGTGACAACCCGGACACCGTCACGCATTTCGGCATCGCGCATTTCAAAGCCGACACTGAAACGGTCAACGACACCATCGCGAAGCAGCGTGTAAGCCTCATCACCGCGAGCAGTCTCCGAGATACGCGCAGTAATCTCAAAGCCGTCAGCAGTGTGACGGCCGGACAGAATCTTCCCGATGGGTTCCTTGTGCTGCCAGAACAGTTTGGCGTTATCCTCAAGGGTGACAGCATCGCGGGCAAACATCTCACCGTTGCTGACCTGCTCATAAGGGACAGCCAGACCAGTCACCTCACGAGTCTCCGCGTTAAAACGAACCTGCATTTCACGAGTTTCCAAGGTTACCTCCAAGGTTCTCCAAGTTGCGCACCTCGTCCGTCGTCATCCAACCGTTCTGGATAGCGATAGCGTGTGCCTGATACCGGGTAAGCGTGTCCGACTTCAGCAGCTGCTCGGTCGCAATCTTCGCCTCAAGACCGCGAGGCAGCAGCGCCGTCAAAGCGTTCTCAAGTTCGACAATGTAGTTCTGGAGAGTGAAACGAACAAAACTGATGTATTCCTGCTCGACATTCGTGTAAGTCATCGACGAACCATCCAGAGCAGCGGCAAGCATCTGGGGGCTGATGCCAAACAGTCGCGCGATCGTCGTCGTGTTGAACTTCTGCGACTCGATGAACTGCAAGTCCACAGGGTTCAAATACATGGGCGTGTAGTTGATACCGTTGCCCAGCACAGCGACACCATGTTTCGCACCGGCGGTCGCATTCCATGCATCCTTGGCGGCGGTCGCTTGGTCGACGCTCAGAGGTTGGTCAGTACGCAGCACACCCGACGGAACACCCGAGTCACTGAACCAAGTCGACTGATAGTCGCGCGTGTCCTTAGCCGCCAACAGTTCAGCATTAGCCGCCTGAATCGGCCCAAGACCGTACAGGTTCCCCGGCACACGCAAATAGGCAAGGTGCTGGATGTCACTCTTGGAATACTGCACAGTCCCCCGGTAAGTGTACCCGGCAAGCGTGCCGTCATCGTTCGCCTGAATCTGCACATCGAAAGGATTAAGAACATCGACACCGATGGTCTCACCGCGAGCGTTGCGAGTCGCCAGCAGGTAAGCGTTACCCGACAACGACAGCGAGTTCGTAACCTGCTCCATGAAAGCCGACCGCGTGAGAGTCAGGCTAGGCGAGCGCATCCAAAGGGGCGAAACCACCTGTAGATCGTCTCGGTAGGCGTGTGCCTTGAGTTGCTTCATCGCGGTCGACAGGATGCTCACAGCGCGGAACACTGAGGCAAGCGAAAGGGCATCGGTCGTCGTTACACCTGACGAGGCCGAGCGAGGGGGCAGCACAATGCCGCTAGAACGCGCTTCAAGGCGCGACAAATCCACCGGGTTGACCGGGGACAGAAAGTTGTACCATGCCATTACCTAAAGTGTAGCACATTAGTACTACATTATGTAGAACAGGCGTGTCGTACTACTGGCATGACTCGCACTGAAGCAAGTCCATCGGGTCAACAGGGACGGCGTAGATGTCATTTTCCATAGACTTTCCAGTGTATCAGAACACCTGCACATCGAGTTCGCGCAGCACATCCGCACCCCACACCGCCAGACAGGTCGACATCACCGCATCTATCTCGATGCTGGAGTTCGTGCGACTGATGCGATAATTCTCCCCGACAGCCTTGCGGACGGTGCGCGGAATCTGCACCGACAACAGTGGGTCGGCCGCGTGGCGTAGTGATCGCCGGGCTAGGCGTGCATAGAGCAGCGATGATGCGTTGACGACATCCCCGAGCGATGCGGTCTCCACCGGGATGCCCCGCATCTTCATTTCCTTGGCAAGGTCGCGCAACGAATACGAGTCGACGATGATGGCCCGGGGTGCGTGTTGCATTAGTTGGGTGCACACCGACAGCAAACGCTCGAGGGTGGGCTTTACCAGCGAGGCGACAACCTCGGTGTGAATGACATCGTCGGCGGTCTTGACGGCCACGGTGACGGTCGCGTACTCCCAGCCGGGGGTCTTGTCGATAGCGAACACCAGCGACCCAGCCGGGAACTCCTCACCCAAAGGCCTCTCACAGGCATGCCACAGTTCCATCGGGATAAACGCTTTATTGTCCGAGTTCACAAAACGGTTCATGCGGTACCGGATTATGTCCTCATCGGGCAGAGTGCGGACATCGGCCAGCATCGTATCCGAGTCGATACGACCCGAGTCCAGTGCCGGGTTCGCCTGCTTCAGCAGGCGCAACAGTTCAGCATCATCCTCGGGGACAGTGTTCGACTCCGATTCCCATATCCACGCACCAAACTTCGAGAACTTGGGGTCTCCGTCGATGGCTTTGTTAGCGTTCTCATACAGGCGCGACAGCAGTTCGCTGTCTTGGTCTCCGGCTGTGGTGATGCCCGCGACGAGAGTCCCACGCCGTGCACCAGTACCCGACACGATCGCATCCCACACGGACGGGTCTACCAGGTGAACCTCGTCAACGATACCCAGCCCGACCGGATAACCCTGAAGTGCGGAAGCCTTGGCCGCTTTAATCTCGTAACGGCTGCCGTTCGTGACCCGGATGCCGCGCGTATCCGTCAACTTGAGCATCATCTTCTCTAGTGCCGGGTTGCCGCCGATAATCTTCTGCACACGCTCGTACACGAGGCGCGACTGCTCCACATTCGAAGCAACACCCAGCACCATCTGATTAGGGGCTCTCAGGGCCGCGTAGAGGCTTAGGGCGGACATTAGTTCGGTCTTACCCGACTGTCTCCCGACGGATACCAGACACGACCTGAACCGCAGTTCACCATCATCATCTAACTCGGTAATGCGGCGCAGAGTCTCCACCTGCCAGTCATCCAGCCAGTAACCCAGTGCTGTCCGCCACGCCAATTCGAGCACAGGCAGCAGCCGGTCGATATCAGACCGGTAATTGTCCGACACTGCCGGGGTGAAGCGGGCGGGGTTAAAGGGCACGGCGCAGCAACGCCTCCATCGGATCACTAGACAGCACGACATCGGGTTTCGCCTTGAGCAGTGAACGGTGCAAAAGGCCGAACTGGGCGACCAGCGCACCAGTCACCTCGATGTCCAGTTCCCGGGCGACCGCTTGCAACGCGATAACGCTCGGGG